CTTTATAACGCACGTTACCAGTATCGAAGTCACCGTCCATAGAGTTTTCTAATGCTGCCCGTTCAAAGTGCTTCATGCCATTTGGAACGTCAGTAATCAAGAACCACGCATTTGTATCTGTGAGGTAATGATTTACTGAGTAGCCTTCTGGAATGCTGCCATTTGTATAGATAGCGTTCAGATCATTGTCTGCCGTACCAACACGGCCTTCGGTTTGAAGGATGCGGGTTGCGGTAAACATCAACGCAGGTGGAACAATCAACTTTCGAGGACGGGCTGCAATCAGCAATCCACGCTCGTCAGTCCATCCTGCAATAGCAATGATAGCTGCCTCTAAAGAAGTTTCGTTCAAGTCAGCCGCCGTCGCAGGACGATTGCTGTTCTTGCCACCACTTACGAGAGGGTGTCCATCACCACCAGTTACGCCATCGCCAGAAGCAGTAAACAAGTTTACGCCGTCACCCGATTGGAATGAGTTTGTAAAACCATTGTTTAATGGCTGTGCAGCTTTGACCTGCTTGGTGTATGCCATAGCTCGTGCTAACGCCTTGGTGTAACGAGCAGAAAGAGAATCGTAAAGATTGTCTTCCATCGCTTCCTCGGTGATCGCAAAACCCATAGCCACTGTTTCGTGATTAAAGCGAGCAGTAAACGACTCTTGTGCAGCATCATATGTGATGCTTTCACCTTCGCCTTTTGTTGGTGCTGCGCCAAAGCCACTTAGCTTGACTTCTTCCTCAAACGAACGATCAGAAGATTCTGTGTCGTAAATTTGAGTATGTTCATCTTCGTACTTTGTGTACTCCAAACCGAATAGGGCATTAAGCCCCGGCAGGAGTTCTTTAAGCATTTGCGCTCTTGAAATTGCCATTGCTTAGTTCTCCTTAAACGCCGGTTGTGTTTCTGTACGCATGGCCAACATTAAAAATGAAGAGTGCGTCCGTGAATGCATCACCAATAGTGCTGTCTGGCCCATCGTAAAAATCATAGATTCGCAATGGAAGCGTATTGGTAGTTGCGGTTGAATCGGCATCAACAGCATTTTTACTGTTACCGATAGAGGTTGTTCCAGCAGTTTGAATAACATCAAAGTTAGATCCAAGTGCTGTTTGAGCAATAGCGCCATCTGCTTGCATCAAGAAAACCACATCAGGATCACTTAATACATATGCGAAAGCATCTGTTGCAACAGTTGACGCTGGCCAAAATTGGCTGAAAGTCATCTGCTTAGTAGTAGGGTCTGTATATTTACAGCCCATAAAAATGCCAACAGTAGTTAACGTGGCAGTACCTGTATCTTTTTCGATAGTACCTCCAGCAACCATTTTGACAAAATCGCCATTAAATATGGTTGTGCCATATTCAGAAGCGATGCTTAGGTGTTGAACCTTTCCGTTGAAAGATCCACTAGCACTTGTAGTGCTAACTGGTCTTGCCCCATGAGGCGCGGCTGTAGTAGCCATAATTGAGTTCTCCTAACAAATAAAAATAAGTTGTTATTTACCAAAACTACTTACGCGAGTCTTTCGATCAGGTCGGAGCATAGGCATCCGTGGATCATTTTCTCGCATGTAAGATTGGTCAACACTTTCCATTTGTTGCGCTGCAACTCCCTCGTAATGACGCTGGCGCGAATCCGCAACTTCCTGTGGAGCCTTACACAATAACTGACCGCCAATTTCGACACATCCGGGAAACTGAGAGTTATGATCAGGCATAACTTCTAGCTCTGGGTGGTCTTCAAGCTTCACTGGCTCCCATCCTTCTCTAAAGCGCATAGATACATTAGTTGCATCTGATTGCCCTACCATAGATGTACGAATCCATCTAAACGCCCATCCCGGTTGTGGGATTGGATCTGGTAGCAGATTAGGTGGTGTCCACTGCTGCTCTCTAGCTGTGTTATCTCTCGACTCCAATTCTCTTGGTTCTCTTGTTTCGCTCATTACGACATCCTCTGTTTCTGGGCAGCATATTGCTGCGGGGTAATTCCGAGTTTCTTGATAAGCTGGATTTCCGAGCTACTCAATTTAACTTGTGTTTTCTTACCACCACTTCGTTGCGCTGGTGCAACTGGTGAAGATGATGTCCTTGCTTGAGAAGCAGTGCCTTCATCTTTTGTTTCTACACCAAAAGCTGATGGAAATGAATCCCTCAAAGCTTTATCAATAGCTCCAAAATACTCAGGAGAGTTTCTTTCGACACCCCTTTTCACTAACATCTCGTCAAGCCCATAAGCAAATCCTGTGACTGCTTCGTTTCCGGGCGCTCCAAACCAAGTGTTTTGCCCCAGCCATCCCTGCAATCGCGGGTCAAGCTGTTGCTGTTGCGGTGGCTGTCCCACCGTATTAGCAGGGGGTTGCTGTTGTCCCTGCGCCTGTGGCTGCATTTGAGGCTGATAGTTCTGTATATAAGCTCTATCTGCCTGTATTTGCGCAAGCTGTTCTTGCGCCTCAACCATAGAATCTGTATCGCCCTCTTCATGGGCTTGCTTGTACCTTTGCTTCGCAGCCGTTAATTCGGCTTCAGTGCGATTCTGTACACTCTGAAGCAATGCTTGTTCGCTTTGGCCTACAAGTCCTTGTAAGCGCTGAACCTCTGTTTGGGTTCCTTGTGCAAACTGCACAGCCTCATCTCTTAATCTTTGCGCAGCTTCTTTTTCTCTGCGCTGTTGATGATACTCGTATTTTAACCTGTTTAAACGCTTTTTAACACGCTCATCTTGAACGTCAATCTCTTCATCAATGTTAAACGGTTCAACATCAGATCTTACAGGGCGACGATCTTCTTCTGGAGTATCGTCTACCTCAATGATTTCTATATCATCGGGTTCTGGTAATGCTACTTCTTCAGACACGGCTTATACCTCTTGGATCTTGTACTACGGCTTCGGGTGTATCATCGTTAATCAAACGGAATTCTTTGCCATGAATTTTTATTCTGGTTCCGCTATACGCCCTCATTAAGATAAAGTCTCCCTCTTTGCACCAAGGCCCATTAGGAAATCGTTTTGTATCTTTATAACAGTCTGGCCCCATTGCAATAACAAACCCTACCATCGAAGCAGTTTCTTCGATTTCTAGCGTTGTCCTTGCTTTTATAATGCCGCCTTCTGTTTTTTCCTCTATCTCCGGTAATCCAATAAGGATGTGGTATCCAGTAGGCACTGGAAGTTGACTAGCTTTTTCTGTATCTGCTTTGTCTTCTTCAGCGCCAATGGACGTTAAGTCCACTTCTGCTGCTGTCATTTTTTCACTCTCTGCAACACTTAAAGGGAAGTGTAGTACCCGCGCATCCTGATGATGCTAAATCTCTGTAAAGGTCTTATCTGCTACCTCTCTTATTTCTCTAGCAGCCATTTGTAATCCTTCTAGCTGCCCTCTAAACAATTTGTAGTCTTCAATAGACTCAACTGATCCTGCAATCAGCTTTTCTTTACAATGCGACTCAAGGTCGTTTAAACGCGACAATATCAAATCAATAAACTGCGGGTCAATAAAATCACCCATTGCGTTTTGGGTTCATAATCTGATCTGCAAGCTTGCGACCTATTTCAGCGCCTTTGCTTTTTTCTAAAAGATTAGCTCGCTCAATTGCAGCATCTCGATCATTAGTTTTATCAACAATCCTTGCGCCAAGCTCTGCGCCAGCAATCTTAGCCTTAGCATCAAGCTCCGCTTGGGTAATCCTTTCTTCACTGTTGATCTTTAACTGAAGCTCGCTCATATCTTGCTCAAGCTTCATTCGCTCTAATTGATCTCTCATTTCTGCTTTACGAGCATCAAGCGCCAGTTTTTCTTGCGCTGTTGCAACTCGTTGCGCATCTGATTGCGCTTTAGCCATGGCAGTCTGCTCTTCAATTTGAAGTTCTTTTTGCTTCAACTGCAAGATTGGATCATTAGCTTGCGCAGCTTGCTGTTGTTGTTGAGCTTCAGCTTGTCCCTTTTGCAACAACTGTTCTGCTGCTTGCGCAACAAGTGATGACAACTTAGCTTCAATTTCAGGCGGCAACTCTGTTTCGGCAGAAGGAAGATCTAAACCAAGTTCTTTCTGAATCTCTACTCTGTACTGGAACGCTAAGTGTTCTGCAATATGTGCAGACACTGCGGCTTGAATAGCTTGTTGATTCGGAGCTTGTGCCATAAGTTCCATGATTCTTGGATCTTGCATTGCTGCCATATGCGTCTTGATATGCGCTTCGTGATCTTGATAGGCAAAAGCCTTTACTGGCTCTCCATTTATAAAATCCATATTTTCTGTAACTGGATCTTTAGGAGAAAGGTCATCTGTTTCTGGAACAAGTGTTTCTGGATCTCTTATTCCTAATGCCTCAAGCATTTGTCTATGCAGCGCTGGCAAATCATAAAGTTGTGGCGATTGTTGCGCCAACTGCATAGCCGCCTGATATTGCATAATCCGTTGCGACATAGTGGCAGCATTTGGATTTGCTACAGGAACTACGTCTATCTGGTCATTAAAGTCTTTTTGAATGTCCTGCTTTTCACCATACGGCTGATATGGGTATTCGCTTGGCCCAAAGTCTTTAACAATATTTGTAACAAGCCTTAGCTCGTTTTTCATAGATGCATGAAGTCTTGCTTGTATTGCAGACATTACCTTCATGTTTCGCTCTATCAATGCAAGCGTAGTTCCCACAGGAGCTTGGCTATTCATGTCTGATGCCTTTACATCAGCCATTGATGCAAAGCGTCGAGCCTCTTCTACAAGGTTGCCAAGGAGGTTATAGAGCGTTGTGCTTGGTTCTTTGTACGGCAAAAATGAAATGTTTTCTTTGATTGTTCCACCGGGAACATCTACATCACGAAACTCTCCGGGCATAATTGGAGTATCGTCTGCGTTAATCCGCATACCCCTTGTCTTTAACCCGCCCGGAAGATTTGCCAAAGTACCTGCATCTACTAGCTGGCGAAGTATTGAGGTTGAGGATTTAACTAAACCGCCAATCAAATGCACCAAACCTAAGCCATAAAAGCCCAAGCCCGGAATATATTCATAGTGTACAAAGTGATCGCGCTTACGCTTTAGCGGATCATCTTCATAATAGTTTCTGCGAATAGATAGAATCGCAGCAGAGTCTTTATCTACAGTAACAACATAAGGAATAGCTATACCTGTAGGCTCGCCGTCCTTCATATCTTCAAAGCCTTCAAGATCAAGCTCTACTTGAATCTCCAGCAAAGAATATACAGTTTCTCCAAATAAATAATTAGATCCACCTGATGGAGAATAACTTTCTCCTGTCAACTCACTGTATTTTTCTTTTACAGGATCAACTGAAGAGTCACCGCCCTTTAGCTCTACGTCCCTATAAAAACCTGCAACTTGTAACTTGCGAACATCATTGCCCGTCTTGCGCATTCGATGCGTCATACGAGTTAATGATTTAAGATCTGTTGCTCCGTTAAATACAACTAAATCTTCTGCTGGAACAAACATTGAGCAAGGTCGGCCCATTGTTAGGTCATAATAAACTTTTTTGAATGCACTACCTGCTAGTGGTAGTGAAAATAACATCCGCTCCGTTTCTGGACGAAACTCGGTCATTTCTTCCGTAAGCAAATAATTTAAATAGTTTTGTATACGATTTGCTTGCTTATATATTTCATCGTCTGCTTCGCCAACTATCTTTGTTCTTGCTGGGCCTTGCGCTGGAAACAACTCTCCAATTGCCTGAGACTGAAATCTAATAACGGATTCAGCTAGCAGGGGGTGGTGTACGCCACAAGCTCCGGGCCACGGCTCAGTGCGGTCTTCGATTTTTAAACCAAGTAGATCAAGACCTTCAACGTAGGTGTCTTCCCAATCCCTTCTGGATGCAAGGTCATCTTCAAATGCTGAAACAAGCTCAGACCCAAGCATATCGAGATCCATGTCATCCATGAACTCAGCAAGGTTTGCATCAAATGGCGCATCGTCTACTTTAGCTTTGGGATCAAAGTCAATAATCATCCCGCCATCTTCAGTCTCAATTGCAACTGAGTCGGGATTTTCTATCTCAATAACCATTGCTGGCTCAGAAGCTTCTAATCTTCCAGCCATGTCAGCCATTTCTAAAGCGTCTAGTGACTTATCTACAGCCATAGTGTTTCCCTCATCCCGGCGAGTTTAAACGCCCTAGTAATAGTTAGCAATTCGCCGTGGCTGGCTCTCTTCATAATCATCATGGTCTAGTGCAATAAAGCCGCCTTGCCTAAATCTAAGTAATGCTTGTGTTGATGAGTCAACCAAGTCATCGTGATCGCCAATAGGAAATGAGGCAAACTCTTCAATCACTTCCTCGGCCCATCTTTTCGGTGGTGCCCAAACAATGCCTGATGCAAAAAAATCTGCAACAGCGTTTACACGAGACACCTTATCATTGCCACGAGAAGGAGTGTACTCCTGTACGCTTATCCCTACAGCCCTCAATTCATAGATCAATGGCGCACCTGCGGCCTTTGCCTCCACGATAAACGCATCTGGTTGCCAATCCACATACATCTCATAGGCTCGTTTCTTGAGCGTAGGAAACTCCATACGCTCTTTTAAGGCATCTAATAGGATTATGTTGGGTGCAAGCATCCCATCATCATTCTCTTGGTAGAACACGCCCCACGTTGTACAGGCAGAATAGTCAGCCCGTTCATGTTTCATAAACGCTGTATCCCAAGACTGAATCACAAACGACACATCAGGTGGATCACGCTCTTCCCAAACTTGCCACCAATCCCGTTTAATGATTGCAGACTCTTCAGATGTAGGTTGCTGCTGGTACTGCGCTTCCCATTTAGATATAGGCAGTTCAGCCTTGAGCTTTTCTAATTCATCAATCGGCCAGTATTCAGGCCATAACGAGCTACCTGATGGCAGTATTGCGGGTAACTCAATAACCTCCCAATCATCAGATCCATCACGTTGCATGGAATCTCGCGTGATTTGCCCACACAAATCCTTCTGACTCCAGCGAGTCATTACAATAATGATTGCACCTCCGGGCTGAAGACGCTGACGAGGGCCAGAACTAAACCACTCATAGGTAGAATCAAATACCTTTGGATCAGCTTGTTGTCCCTGTTGTTCTGAGTGCGGGTCATCTATAATAAGCAAATCAGCACCACGGCCAGTTACTGCACCACCAACACCCACAGAGAAATACTCACCACCACCTGATACATCAAAGCGACCAGCAGCCTTTGAGTCAGCAGTAAGTGATGTTTCGGGGAACACATCCCCAAACTCTTCACTACCAATCAAGTTTCTAACCATTCTACCAAAGCGAATAGCAAGCTCGGCGGTGTGGGAAGCCATAATAATCTTCTTCTCAGGCATCTTGCCCATAATCCAAGCTGGCAATAACCAAGAGGTAAGCTGAGACTTGCCCATACGAGGGGGCATGTTAATCATTAAACGCTTACATTCCCCACTAGCAACACGTTCAAACGCCCTTGCCATCTTCCTATGGTGTCCACCTTCCATAAAAGCTGGCCATACAGAAGCACAAAAAGAAAGAAAGTCTTCCTGCGCCCTTTCTCTACGAACAGACTTCTCCAATGCCTCCATCAAATCCATTACTTGGATACGATCAGCCGCAGAAAGCGTTGACATTCTTTCTGGTGTCAACATTTGTTTTACACTATCAAGCTGCTCAGTAATTGATGTTGACATTTATCGCACTAATCCTTTACAGAAATGTAATATTTTTTTGCAAAATTTTTGTAGACATATAAATGTAAACTTTATTTGCGATTTAGGGGGTGGGGGTCATTGGTAAAGTGGGGTGCCTGACTGTGTATATTT